TGCATATAGGAAATCACATGAAGCAATTAGACCCCGTGCTGGTTGACGCGATGTTGCGAATGATCGGCGGCGTATTCTTCGCCAGCTGTGACAGCGGCGCCGACGTTGACAAAGCGATAGACAGCCTGCGGCGCTTCGCTGCAATCAATTTCGACAATCCAGCGTGTTTCAAGCTCTGCCATTCCCTGGCCGATGCTCAGGAAGATGCCATCCGCGCTAGGCATTGCGATTTGACGTCGGTTAAGACCGCGGGCGCGGCATGAGCGACGATCTGCCAACCCACGCCATCGACCGACTGTTGCAGCAGTGATTGCTTTGGCATGCCCCTGCAAACTATAGAGCAGGGGCATGATGTCCAACGGTTAGGGACTCGGATTTTCGGAAGGTGCTTGAGGTTCCGTAACCTGCACTTCGGGTTGAGGTTCCGTAACCTGCACTTCGGGCGGTGGCGGCTCGGCTGGCTTTTGTTCGGTTGATTGTTGTTGCTGTTGTTCCTGCGCCGGCTCTTGAACCTGTTTCACTTCATTTTCGTCACTCATGGCAAATACTCCTCGTTAGTCCCCATGAAATCAAAAAGTAAGCGGGACCAATATCTTGAGTGTGACCCAAGCATGGCCCGCAGTCTGTTCGCTGCGTGACGCAAGAAATCCTACTTGGGCGACTTTTTCAAACTTGCTGTGCACGAGCCCGAAACGGCCACGTCAGCGCCGCGCTAGATCACTTGACGGAGACAATTACCATTATGTGAAACTATTTCGGGAAGATACCCGTTTGCGGCCGTCGTAGATGACGATGATTCGCGTTCCGACAAATTTTGCGCGCCGACGGACGATCCAGCCGACCTTGACCTTTTCGACAATGACCGCGAGGCTAATTCCATCGTCCAGTGCTGCGGCAATCCAATGATGTCGCTTAGGGACATAACCAAGGTGAACGGCGCGATGGTAATACGACACGGCGTGATCGCTTTTTGAATCGGTGCGCTCGCGAACGAGCCCAAGTGCCTCGCCCGGTTCAAGCTGCTCAAAGGCATAACGGCGACGGTCAATCCCGTTAGCTGATTTGCGGTCGAGTTCTGTAATCCAGCTAGGATATGACCGCACACTTTCTTCAGCGATTAGGGCCAATGCGTCGGCCCTTCGGAGCCGGCGATTGATCTGCTCGAGTGTGCCGCTGCGTCGCATCACAAGGGGCCAATCGGTAGCGCCAGCCAAGCGCGCTGACTGAATGTCCGCTTTCAGGGGTAAAGTCAGCCGACCAAGATTAGATTGGCCGTGAACAATAAGCGGCGCATGATTTCTTGATTCTAAGGTAAATTTTCGGAGACAACTAAATGGCGAATTACATCGACAAGCAGCGGTCGTCACGGCCGCTTGTCTACCAAGCCCTGCAAAGGCCAGTCCAGCGACGACGGCAATCGCGCCGTCAAGTCACCAGACCAGGACTAAAAATGCAGTTCAAAAAGAAACCAGCCGAAGTCGATACGCTTACGCCCCTAAGGGGGCTCCTGGCGAAGATCGACGCGCTCCGGTCAGAGCTTGATGCTTATTTGGGCCAATATTGCCGACTCGTCGCCCCGCCAGGCGTCCAGGCCTCCAACTTGCGGATGATGTATGACGGCCGGAGCCAGTGTCTTTGTTACAACACGAAGATCGCCCTGGACGAGCGAATTGCGGCCATTGAGCTTGAACGGCGGCAAATGAAGGAGGAGGCGACCTCATGAGTCTGTTCACAAAGGGCCAGCCCAAAACGGGCGGCCGCAGAGCCGGTGCGCGTCACAAGATTAGCACGGCACTGTTGGAGGCGTTCGCTGCCGATTTTGCAGAGAACGGAGCTGAAACAATCAAAATCACCCGGCTCGAAAGGCCGACTGAGTATTTGAAGATTGCAGTGAGCTTATTGCCTCAAGAGTTCGAAATTACCGACAGTCGATTGCAGGAGCTACCAGACGATGAGCTTAATGCCGTCATTGAGGCCATCCGAGCAGGAATTGCTGCTCGCAACGCTGACGAACGAGAAAACTCGACGACTCACTGAGAACCGGCTCGAATATTACGCGCCCTATCCAAAACAATCTGAGTTTCATGCCGCCAAGGCGCGAGAGCGCCTGCTCATGGCGGGAAACCAGCTCGGCAAAACCTTGGCCGGCGGCTTTGAGGCCGCCATGCATGCCACCGGGCGTTATCCGTCATGGTGGCAGGGCCGTCGCTTCGATAGACCGACGGCCGGCTGGGCGTGCGGTGTTACGGGCGAAGTACTTAGAGATACCGTCCAGAAAGTATTGGTCGGGCGTAGCGGCGCTATTGGCACAGGCGCCGTTCCCAAAGACGCAATTGTGGAATTGGTTACCGCGCGCGGCATTGCCGACTTGTTGGACACCATCAAGGTTTCTCACGTCTCCGGTGGAACGTCGATTATCGGATTGAAATCTTATCTTTCCGGCCGGGAGAAATTCCAGGGCGAGACCCTGGATTATGTCTGGCTCGACGAGGAGCCGCCGAGCGATATCTACACTGAGGCTTTGACGCGGACCAATATTGGCGGCGGGCCGGTCTGGCTAACCTTCACGCCGCTGCTGGGCGTTTCGGAAGTCGTGCGGCGGTTTTTACACGAGCGGTCGGACGATCGAAGCGTCATAACAATGACGATCGACGACGCGCATTACTCGGCCGAAGATAAGAAACGCATTATTGCGAGCTATCCTGCGCACGAGCTCGAGGCCCGCACCAGGGGCATTCCGATTCTCGGTTCCGGCAGAATATTTCCCATCGAGGAAAGCCGGATTGCCATCGAGCATAGGGACATTCCCCCACACTGGCCGCGCATTGGCGGGATGGATTTCGGGTGGACGCATCCATTTGCCGCCGTTGAACTAGCTTGGGACCGCGATACGGACACGGTGTACGTCACAAAGGCCCACCGCTTGAAAGAGGCGACACCCGTCGTTCACGCTGGCGCGGTTCGAGGTTGGGGCAAGGAACTGCGCTGGGCCTGGCCGCGTGACGGCAGGCGAGAAACGCTGGAGGGCGCCGGCATTGCTCTTGCCGAGCAATATAAGGAGCAGGGGCTGAACATGCTGCACGAGCATGCGCAGTTCGAGGACGGCAGCGTGAGCGTTGAGGCCGGTTTGATGAAAATGTTGACGATGATGCAGGCGGGCAGATTCAAAGTATTCAGGCACCTGAACGATTGGTTTGAAGGAGGGCGATGACCTCATGGCCGCAACTCGATATGGCGTCATGATGCTGAGGCACGCACAAACAACAAAAGCGTACGACAGTTTCAGGCGCGCGCTTAAATATACCGATCACGGGATTGTATGATGCCCGAAATCCAATCTGTTACGATTGAGCTTGCCCGACCGAAAGGCGGCAATAACCCCGGCAAGGTCGCCATCGGTTATTTCCTCGTCGAGGACAATACCGTCGTGCTGACCGACAAGAAAGGCGTGGCGATCGACCGGCATAGATTCAGCCGCAAGCTCAAAGACGGTGAAAGCGCCAAGTCTATTGCCTGCATTCTAACAAGGCAGCAGCAGCGGCCGAAGGCCGGCGATTTCGACCGGGTAATTTCGTATCCCAAGATGAAATTCTAGTTGCGGAACCAAACTAGTAAGCCTTAAGCGCGAGGCGGAAGAGGATTGGGGCCGCTGAGGCATCCTTTTGCCGCTAATCACGTCACAGTACTGTGATTAGGAAGCATTTCATCTTGTTTTGTTTGATTATAAGATCGAGGCCGCTCTCGCCTTACGAGAGTGCGGCCCCGACCTCAGTGTTCCCCGTCCCCCGACACCCCGACCTGAGTCGGGGCCGACATTATTCTCCGATTTATTGTGGCTACCGCTAGGCGCAAATTTGTCCGTCGTTAAAATTCTATGCTTGACACTCGGCGGTGACCCACGTTGCGATTGGTCTTGCAGTTGGAACGATTGGGCGCGAGCCAAGGAGGATTGTGGCCCGGTAACGTTAATCGGCAACACACTGACCAATGAAAATCCCCGCCTTGCGGATTTAGCCCGACCTGTCCATATCTTTTGCGCCGATCACCCCGCCTCATCTTCCTAGTGGTCGGTCAGAGCCGGGATGACGTGCTCACGGCGGTTCGCAGGCGGGAGGCCATCATCCCGGCTCGCATTGGGACTGGTTCTTTGATGTACGGCACAAATCCTCGCATTT